GTTCTGTTTAAGCAACATATCTTCTGTAACGTCACGTGATGGTTTTATCCACAAGACCATGGATCTTATAGATTCGGGATCAAGAATTGGAAAACATAATCCATTCTCAAATCTCCATTGTCTTTTCAGAAATTGGACTCGACTCGGATCCCATGAAAAAGTTTCAATCTTCATGAACTTAGTAAATTCTGAACCATCCTTAGTTATTGTAGTCATTGTCATATTGAAATACTTCTTCGTCGCTTCAGCTAATTTTTGCTGGTCCCACCATTTTTTAAACATGGCGAAGACCCGCATCGCTAAATCATCTCCAAAGCACGACAATCTACATGCTTCCTTAAAAGTTGGTCCTCCTTTTTCTGTTACTTCCATTCTAAACATTGCTCTGTTCATGACGGAATTTATTATCGAGTTTGCTGTTGCAGTAATTAAACAACCACTAGGCATACCTGTAAAAGCATACACCATTGCGGAAATAATCACCCATGAAAAGAAAGGTGAAATTAAAACTGCTTCAAGCTGCCTCATCCAATAATTAAGGGCCGTCGATTGCGGTCTAGAGGCACGCATCCTACTTTCTACTTGTTTGAATATTTGCATCCCCCAAAAAGCCTTGGTATTAAAATCCCATGCCTCCATGTCAGATGCTATCATTGTCTCATCTCCTTCTCCTCCTTTAAAATTTGCATCAAATTTCTTAGCCAGGCGTGTCCATTCATATCCATGAGGATTAATTCCTATTGCAATATCTCCTGTAACATGATCTCCACAGATTTCTTTCAAAATCTGACCAAAAAACATCTTTGAACGTATCATGTGGCCTTTTTCTCCATTCATAAACACTCTTGGTTTTAATTCTTTTCCTTTTTTCTTAAGCTCACATTTAACTGAAAGAGTACTTACCAACGGCGGAATTTCTGATCTTTCCACAGCTAGTATTTGTTCCATAACATACTCTCTAAGCTCGTCTGACACAAAATGTTTCCCTTCCGAATCCTCTGGAATTAAGTCCTTAAGTGAAACTCCTCTTTCCGAAAATCCTGGTCCTGAAGAGGATTTTCGATCCATTGGTCCCAACATCTCATCCCCTGGAATTCCTAAAACTGCTTGATCAATGGATAAGGGTTCTCGTATTTCATTCCAATTGACATGGCCGAAAACTCCTTCCCAATCTGAATCCTTGAATTCTGGCATTGGGGGGGCTTGTCTACCTCGAAATCTTGTCATTGCATTTTTAAGTGGATCTACCACATGCATTCTACCATCTGGTCCTTTCTGATGAAATCTTTTAAGTTTTGCTGGAACTTTTTCTATCTCATAAGGTGGTTGAACTACTATTCCTTGGAATGAAACCGGTTTCTGTACTATTGTCGGAACAATGTCATTATTATCATTCATAAAATAAGTATGAGGCTTGCCATGTTTCTGCAATCCTCCTATTACTCGTAGTCCTTCATACAGTGATCTACCTTTCGTTTCATCAACACTTAATCCGCTCGCCTTTGGAAATATCGGATTCCCCATGAATGAATGTTCTGCTGCTACCATTTCTACATTTAAATATTCTATGTAAATTGGGGCCATCCATGAGTCTTTTCCATAACCAGCAATATGAATTCCTGCTATCTTTTTCTCACATTTCGGATTAAAATATGGGACTCCACATTCTCCTCCTTCTCCTTTAATTCCTGGACAAAGATAAGATAATGGATACTCATGTTGAATACCGTCCAGACCTGCTGATATACAAGTTTCATGATGGTAGGTTTCTGTTGATGTTTGCAAAAAGAATGTTCCATCTGGTGCAAACGTAAGGCGTGCTACCTGTTTCCCTTCACAATCATGTTTTTCATCTTCAATGCTAGGCAATTGATTTCTTAAATCCTTCTTATAGGGCATAATTCCATCCTTAAAATCTAGCCGAACTAAATCCGAATCAGGTATTTGTACTACCTTATAATCATTTGCTCCTATCCAGAAACCTCCGTCCGTTTGATCGGTTGGTCCCCAGAAGAAATAAAGTCTCTTAATTTTAAGTGGTCCCTTAAAAACATGTGATGCGGTAAAAGCTTGAAGATTTGTTACGAAGAATATGTGCTGTTTTTTAATTGCACCCTCTTCTTCAAATCCAACATATTCAGTATTTCCTGCAGCTCTTACAGTTATTGATTTCAGTCCCTCATCTGTCTGCTGTTCTGAAATGACATTCTTTTTAACCGGAGGTTTATATCCCTGAATGCCCTTGACCTTCTTCAGAAATTGTCTTTTCTGTCGATTCTCCATACGTGGGTCCAATGATTGGGACAAAACTCCTGTGTCTGAAAAGAGCATTGAATAGACTCTCTTCGCCATCTTAATTATGAAAACTATCGCAATTGTGGCTAGATAACCTAAAGCATATCCTATAACAGCTCCTATGGCAACTTTCGCCGCAGTATACAAAGGTATTTGTTGAGCAAATTGCTTAGACTTTGCGGTCTGTTTATCAGCAATTGCTGCTGCCTTTCTAACTGCATTAATAGCTTTCTTTCCAAAAGTTTCTTTGATTTGTTCTTTTGGCATTTCCGGATCTGGTGTCCTATCCTTAAAAATTGCTTCTTCTACTTTCTCTGCTGCCTTGCTAGAAAGTTCCACACTAGCATTAAAAACTTTTCCTGGTATTCCTACTACTTCTTGAGCGTTCTTAAGAATTTTCTCAGGAAGCGTTTTAACTCGCTTCTTTTCTTCCTGTGCTTTCTTTTCTGCTT